ACTTCGATTGAATACTCATCATCTACAACATCAAAAGACAAAGATATATCATAGCCTTTGTTGACTTCTCGATTTGGTATGTCTGCTTTTTTGATACCTTTTGAGTTCTTGTTAAATAAAACTTCTTCAAGAATCAAAGGAATAGAACTCTTGCCAGTTCCATTTGTGCCAATTAACTGTGTAACTATGGTTTCATTAAGATCTAACTCATTATCTGCACCATAACTAAAACAATTACTCCACTGCAACTTCTTTAGCGTAATCACTAAACACTCCTAAAATATTTTTAACTTTACTATCATCTAACTCTAATATATAACTTAAGTACTCACTTAGTTCTTCTTCCATTGTCATTTCTTTGCCCAATATCAGAGTTGCTTCTGTCTTTCTTTTTATAACTTTCTTATCAAGTAGCTCACTATTTTTGATACTACTTAAGTCTGCTACATCTCCCTCAATCTCATAGATTGTATGATCCCATTCTGTTTGAACCATGTCGGCTGGGTCAGTAACTGTTTTACGAATTAACTGTGGCAAGTCAAATTTATGCCATGTCCATTGAAATTCGTCATTATCATCTATCATTAGATAGCCTGTCTCAACATTATTTCTATGAAAACTTGTAGTCATAGGTGAGCCAGGATATATGATGTTTCTTTGTGTATTGCTATGAGCATGTAAATCTCCTGCAAATACTACTTTAAACTTATCAAATCTTTTTAATTCTACTTCTGGTTGTACATGAGGAGGTATTTCTCCACGCACATGAGTAAAGAGTATGCTTTCTTCTATACCCTCAATACTTTTCTTTCTATGCAAGTCTGCATATGGTAGTATACACCAGTTACTCTCAGTATATGTTTCATCCACTATTTCTACTAGAGGATTAATACTTGAGGTTGCTTTTTTTAAATTTGTAAAAAACGTTTTGTTCTTGCGAGTTGCCTCATGGTTACCATCATAAATGATAGTACGAACGTTAACATTCTTTACAAAGTCAAAGTAAAGACTTAGTTCATCCATGCTGGGAACTCGATCAAACAAGTCCCCACCAATGATGTGCAAATCAACATCTTTTTCAAGCTCATAAATTTGGTCGAAGAACAACTTATAGCGTGAGCATGCCCATGCTATAGGTACATTCTTCTGTCCGAGTTTAATGTGCCAATCTGCGGTAAATAAGATCATCCTACGAACTCATCTCCGAGTGTCCAAGAACACCCTGTAAGACCACCAGCCTGTAAGGCTTGTAGTGTTCGTAAAGTTTCATCTGCGTTTCTTCCTGTATCTAACGCGTTTACTGATACATGTTGGATTATTCCTTCAGGGTCAATTATGAATGTTGCTCTGTAGTGGACTCCATTTGCCTCATCAACAATACCTAGTTTATTACCTAGAACAAGTCCAGAGTCTGCACATAGTATGTGTTGAATATTATTAAGGGCTGGATTAGATTCTTTCCAAGCTTTTTTGCAGAACTCATTGTCGCCACTTACACCGATAACATCAGCGTGGTCAACAATTTTATCCATATCTACAATTTCGGTTGGACAGATAAATGTAAAGTCTTTTGGGTAAAAGTACATTACTGTCCACTCATTTAGTAATA